CAAGCCCAGCGTGAGCAGGGCGGCAGATAACAGTAGTGCGTTGGTCTTCATCACCATTCTCCCATTTCTTTGTTAAGGGTTTCTTCGATGTAATGCGCTGTCATCCACTCCAGCACGGGGCGGGAGGTCAGGGTCAGGTCGGTGTTGATCATTTGGCTTCCTCCGGGTCGAGCACCGGGCAGATGGCCTTGAGTGCGGTGCCTATGTGTTTGTCGTTGAGGTACGGGTACAGGTTGTCGCACACCCAGCTGGACGGCACAGCCGCTCGCAGGAGGTCGTTGTTGAACCTGCCTTGCACGTTCTTGCAGGCGCCAGAGCGCGGGAAGATTCCCTTGCGGTACTGTTCTTGCACGTGGGGGTATTTCTCCAGCACCGCTGCAATACGGGACTTAAGGTAGTCGAAGTGTTCGGGCTTCATTTTCATAGTCGTGCTCCTTTACTAAGATTTGAGTATTTGCTGGTCAGGTTTGGTCGCGCAGTACAAAGTAGGCGTACACGCTGTAATCGTGGTCGGTGTCCTCGTCCCACGGCTCCAAGTCCATGAAGAACTTGCGCTGGCCCTTGCGTGCTGGCTTCAGCTTGTTCACCGCAGCGTATGCGGCACGGGTCAGGGCGTCGGCCATGGCTTCCTCCTCTTGCTTTACAAAGTCCGCTGACAGCATGCGGGCAGCGTCGCAGGTACCTGAGACATAGCCTTGCTGTATCTCATAACGCAGCGCGTCCTTGATCTGAGACATCGTCATGCCGCGCCAAGCAAGTATCTGCGCATGGGGCAGGTGGTGGCCGCCCCAGTAGTCTGGGAGGCAAGTGTCTGCGTGTACCCACTCCAGCACGGGGCGGGAGGTCAGGGTCAGGTCGGTGTCGATCATGTCGTGCTCCTTGGTGTCATAGGCACGGGAGTGTGCGCTATGTTTTCTGGGTACTAAGATGTTAGTAAATCGGCGAGAGGGTCGAAACCTTCTCTCATTTGTACGTGTACAGTATAACAGGTTTTAGGATGTTTGTCAAGTTGTGAGGCACGCAGCCCAATAAAATCAAGGGGGGTAGGGAAGTATGGAAGTATGGAAGCGCGTTTTCTGAAATAACTTTGTAAAGACGTTTTGGTGTGTTTGGGGGCTGATTTTTGGCTCTCCGTCGAATTCGTGGGAAAAGTAGGCAGAGTATTTTTGAGGTATTTCCTGAAACCCAGCAACGGCGCGGGAAGTAGGTAGAGTATGGAAGTATGAAAAAAAAACTTATTAGGGTCTAAAAATTGTTTTTTTAGTGCTTTTCGCATTTTTTGCGTCGCTCGACTGCAATTTGCCAGAAAATCGAAAGCTCGTTGGCCGAAAGTAAGTTTTTTTCACATACTTCCCTACTTCCATACCTCCCTTGATTTTAAAGGGCTCCAGCGAAGTGCCAAAAATACCTCGACCTACTTTGCCTACCTTTTGACTTTTTCACTCATTGTAACAAGTTTAGGAAGTTTTTTGAAAAAACGCACTCGCATACCTCCTACTTTACCTACTTCTCATTTTACACAGTCAAACAAGTTTGGGAAGCTGAATTGAAAAAACGCGCTCACATACTTCCTACATTACCTACTTTACTTAAATCTTAGTAAATTTATGTAAGCGCCGACCGCTTCATGGTCGCAATGTTTTCGCTATGTTTTTGCAATGCCGACATGACGCAGCAGCCCGCTGCTGGCTGCCCACTACTGGTGTCAACTACTAACTTCAACTACTGGTGTCAAATTCAAGACACAAAAAAGCCGCCCGAAGGCGGCTTGGTTTTGTCGCGCCGTCCGTGGCGCTGGCTGGCGTGCATCGCTTACCAAGTCATCAGGCTTTCCGCGTGGTTCAGGTCGGCCAGAATTGCATCCCGGTTTTCCATATCGCTTCCGGCTACTTCGAGAATCAAGGCCTTCAGCGCGGCGCGAACATCGCCGCCCATTTTCATCGGCGCTTCCTTCTCTTGCTTCTCGCCGGCCGACGCGGCCGCGTCGGATTCCATTGCCGCTTCCGGGTGGAGTTTCATCCATGCCGTGTCGATCATCTTGCGGAAGGACGCAAGGTAGGAATTCACGTCGCTTGTCAGGCGATTGCGCTCAGTCTGCAATCCTGCTTTGTTCGCCGTCTTCGAGTCCATTGACCACAATGCGAAACCTTCCTTGTCCAGCAAACCGGAAGCGATTGTTGTCTGCACGGCGCGTAGCGTTTCCTTTGTGATTGTCCCACAATCCACGCCGTCTTTGCTGAAGTCTTGCCCGGTGAATCCTTGTGCTGCTATCACTTCTGCTGCCTTTTGCTTCGCTGCCGTGGCCCCGCGTGTCTTCGCTGCACCTTCGCGGATGATCGTGGCCAGTTCTTTGGACATTGTGAATACTGTTGCGTTTGTCATTTGTCATTGCTCCTTGGTTGCGCCGGGCGGTATTGCTCCGACTTGTGTATATAGTACCACGAGTTCATGTGGTGTCAAGTTTAGACGTTATTTACTAAGATTCTTAGTAAACCTGCCCCGCCCGTTCCGCTGGAAAAGCGAGCAACGCCGACCCCACCCACCGGGTACACCCCGCTTTTGGGGAGTGAAGTACCGGCCGCGCTATCAAACTAAACCTCACGAACGATCGCCGCTTTACAAGAATCGGCGCGACGTTACCCACTACAATGACGGGAACCGGCGCGACGTTACCCACTACAATGACGAGAAGCGCTGGTACCCCCACCCCCTTCTGAAAAAAATCGTTCGGCGCAGACCCCACCCCCCCTGTATAGAGAAGGCCCCCGTCAAGGGGACCCAAATAATTGACAGGGCGGGTATATTCAGCGCAGACTAGGCGAATCGGCCATTTTAGGCTTGCAACCATGACGGTGATGATTTTGAACGCAGATCGTGCGGTCCCCATGACTGACGAAGCGCAGAACCTAGACCTGCGCGAAAGAATCGGCGCAGCAGCAGCTACGCTGGACCTTCTTGCCGAAGTTGGTTACGAGTTTGATGTCAGCGATGATGACATCGCGCAGGCCAACGATTTAGCCAAGTCCTTTGCCAAGGACCCCGCCGGCACTTCCAAAGCAACCACCCACAGACGTGCCTCGAGTCTGGCCCCTGCTACTGTGGCGTTGGTAAAAACGATCCTCGACGAGTTTGGTCAGGAGATCGTCGAAAGCTCCAAAGCGCTGCGAAACCTCGTGGTGAACAAGCTGATCATCGAGTCAGAGAACCCTGATGCAAAGATACGCATACGGGCGATCGAGATGCTGGGCAAGATGTCAGACGTTGCGCTGTTCACAGAACGCAGTGAGGTGCTCATTACCCACCAGAGTACCGATGATCTTAAGAGCAAGTTGAAAGACAAGCTGCAGAAGCTGCGGGAGAACACGTTGACGATGACGCCCAACAGCAGCGGAATCTACGAAGCCGTAGAATTCAATGACGTGCCTAAAGTGGAGGCCGAGCAGTTCCACCTTGACGAAGCGATGCAGGAGCTGGGGATTGAAGACGTTATCCGATAAGGTTCGAAGCCTCGACGGTCTGATTGTTGCCAAGCAGCCACCGCAGTTCAGCCGAGAAGAGTTGGACTTCCTGCTTGAGAATATTGACGAGCTTAGCGCCGCAGAAGCCGCGGAGTTGCTGGAAATTGCGCAGGCCCTCGAAGAGCGGGAGTTTGCCCGTCGGTGCCGAGAAGACTTGATTGAGTTTTGCCGGGCGATGAAAGAGGGCTATCTGGTCGGTGCGCACCACCGCCACTTGGCAAATCTGCTGATGGACTGCGAGAACGGAAGCAAAGACCGCGTAACGGTGTCGATCGCTCCGCGCCACGGCAAGTCGCAGCTCACCTCTATATTCTTCGCGGCGTGGTTTTTGGGCAGGAACCCCAACAAACAGGTGATGCTCGTGTCGCACACCGCCGATCTGGCGGTGGACTTTGGTCGAACCGTGCGTAACTTGTTTGATACCCCGCAGTACCAGAAAATCTTCCCCGGGGTGCAGCTCGCTGCAGACTCTAAAAGCGCGGGCAGATGGAATACTAATAAAGGAGGCGTGTTTTACGCCACGGGCGTGGGGTCCAGCTTGGCCGGGCGAGGCGCAGACCTGCTTATCATCGACGACCCTCACTCCGAACAAGACATGTTGGCGGGCAACTTCGACGCGCTGCAGACTGCCTACGAGTGGTTCCTGATCGGTGCGAGAACTCGTCTAATGCCGGGTGGGCGCGTAGCGGTGGTCGCCACTCGCTGGCATAAGAGTGATCTAATTGGTAAGTTAATCAATGACATGGCGAAGGACCCAGACGTCGACCAGTACCACGTCGTGGAGTTCCCAGCGATCCTGAACGAGAACACCCCGGAAGAGAAAGCGCTGTGGCCTGAGTTTTTTGACTTGGACGCGCTGCGCCGCACGCGCTCAACAATGCCGGCGTACCAGTGGAACGCCCAGTACCAGCAGAACCCCACGGGCGACACAAGCTCAATCTGTAAGCGGGAGTGGTGGAGACTCTGGGAGAGCGACGAGCCGCCGGATTGCGAGTACATAATCCAAGCGATCGACGCCGCGGCGGAGCTGAACAACCGCTCAGACTTCACCTCTATAACGACGTGGGGAGTGTTCTTCAAAGAGGACAAGCAGCTGTACAATATCATCCTGCTCAACTCGGTGCGTGAGCGCATGGAGTTCCCGGAGTTGAAACAGAAAGCGCTCGAGGAGTACACCTATTGGCAGCCGGATAGTTGCCTCGTGGAGAAGAAGTCCAGTGGCGCGGCGCTGTACCAAGAGATGCGACGGATGGGTATGGCGGTGATGGAGTACAGCCCGCACCGGGGCACTATAAACAACCCCAACAACAAGTATGCGCGCCTGAACGCCGTGATCGACCTGATCCGAGAAGGACTCGTCTGGGTGCCGCAGACCCGCTGGGCGGAGCAGCTGGTTGAAGAACTAGCGGAGTTCCCGTATGGTGACCACGACGACACCGTGGATACCACGATAATGGCGCTGACGCGGTTCCGCCAAGGCGGGTTTGCACAACTGCAGACCGACTATAAAGACGAGCCGAGAATGTTCCGGCGCAGAAACGGATATTATTGATGAAACTTACAAAACGAGTTGCGTTTGTCATACGTCAGTACCGGTCGTTGATCCCCGAGATATGGCGCAGTTGGAGAGCCGGACCTTACGCCGCCCCTACACAGCAGCAGGTTAAAGCATTTATGGAAGAAGGGGACGTTGATTTTGGGGTTAAGATTGGGCCGGTAAGCACTCCGCAAACCTGTTGCAAAGGGCCGAAAGAACCGCCCATACACATTACTGAGGTGTTAATAAATGGCGATTGAACGCAGCTTGTATGAAATGCCGCAGGGCTTGCCGGAGCAAGAGCTTGAGATTGAACTTGAGCTTGATTCGCCAGCGGTGGGCCTCGTTGAGCTGGACGACGGTGGAGTCGAGATTACGTTTGGCGAAGTTGAAGAAGACGTTGAGATGGCTCCGTTTGACGCAAACCTCGCCGAATACCTCGACGACAGCACACTGCTGACCCTCGCCAACGACTTGGTGGGGTATGTGCAGGCAGACATCAACAGCCGAAAGGACTGGGCGGATACATTCGTCAAGGGTCTTGAGGTGCTGGGCTTCAAGTACGACGAGCGCACTGATCCGTGGGAAGGCGCGTGTGGTGTGTACTCAACCGTGCTGGCAGAAGCGGCGATACGATTCCAAGCCGAAGCCATGAGTGAGACGTTCCCCGCCGCGGGGCCCGTAAGAACCAAGATCATCGGGGAAGTTACCCGAGAAAAGGAAGACGCAGCGCTGCGAGTTCAGGTCGATATGAACTACGAGCTGACGGATGTGATGATCGAGTACCGCCCCGAGCACGAGCGAATGCTGTATACCCTCGGTTTGGCGGGTTCCGCGTTCAAAAAAGTCTATTTTGACCCCAACATCGGACGGCAGGTAGCCATTTTTATACCGCCGGAAGACGTCATCGTGCCGTACGGTGCCTCTAATATAGAGAGCGCCGAGCGCGTCACGCACGTAATGCGCAAAACCAAGAACGAACTGGTCAAACTTCAGGCCGCTGGGTTCTACGCTGACGTCTCACTGGGCGATCCAGTGCCGTACCACACCGACATCGAGGAGAAAAAGGCCGAAGAAGGCGGATATTCACTCACTGATGATGACCGATATACCATTTATGAGATACACGCCGAGCTGGTTATCGACGGTGTGGACAACGAAGACGACGATTCTCCTCAAATTGCCAAGCCTTACGTCGTCACTATCGAGCGCGGCAACAATAAAGTGCTCTCGATCCGTCGAAATTGGAACCCAGACGACCCTCTGATGCTGAAAAGACAGCATTTTGTGCACTACGTGTACGTTCCGGGCTTCGGATTCTATGGTTTGGGCCTGATTCACATCATTGGTGGCTATGCCAAGGCCGGAACTGCGCTGATTCGTCAGCTGGTGGACGCCGGCACGCTGTCAAACCTGCCGGGTGGCCTGAAAACTCGCGGTTTGCGCATAAAAGGGGACGATACACCGATTCCTCCGGGCGAATTCCGCGATGTTGACGTGCCGAGCGGGTCAATCCGCGACAATATCATGCCGTTGCCCTACAAAGAGCCGAGCCAGACACTGCTCGCGCTGCTGAACCGGATCACCGAGGAAGGTCGACGTCTGGGGGCGATCTCCGACATGAACATCTCCGACATGAGCGCTAATGCGCCGGTCGGAACGACGCTTGCGCTGCTTGAACGCACGTTGAAACCCATGGCTGCAGTGCAGTCACGCGTGCACTACGCGATGAAGCAGGAGTTCAAGCTGCTCAAGGCGATCATTGCCGAGTACGCTCCGGACGAATACACATACCTGCCGGACCGAGGGGAGCCCCGGGCGAAGCGCACAGACTACGAAGTGGTCGACGTCATCCCGGTGAGCGACCCGAACTCCAGCACAATGGCCCAGCGCGTGGTGCAGTACCAAGCGGTACTGCAGATGTCCCAGACAGCGCCCCAGATTTACGACCTGCCGCAGCTGCATCGCCAGATGATCGAGGTGTTGGGGATCAAGAACGCGGACAAGCTCGTCCCAACCAAGGACGACATCAAGCCTACGGACCCCGTGAGCGAGAACATGAACGCGCTGGTGGGCAAGCCGATCAAGGCGTTTATCCACCAAGACCACGACGCGCACATCGCCACGCATCAGTCATTCATGCAAGACCCGCAGATTGCCGCGTTTATCGGGCAGAACCCCGCCGCCCAGCAGATCATGGGCGCACTGATGGCGCACATTGCGGAACACATCGCGTTTGCGTACCGACAGCAGGTGGAGAACGCACTGGGAGCGCCGCTGCCGGCACCCAACGCCGAGCTGCCTGAAGAGCTGGAAGTGAAGTTGGCGAGCATGATTGCGGAAGCTGCGCAGCAGAACACACAGCAGAAACAAGCCGCCGCAGCCCAGCAGGCCGCCGCCCAACAGGCCCAAGACCCGATCATGCAGATGCAGATGCAAGAACTGCAGCTCAAAGCTGCGGAACAGCAGCGCAAAGCCCAGAAAGACCAAGCGGATACGCAGATAGCTGCCGCTAGACTGGCGTTGGATGCCCAGAAAGCACAGGCCACCTCGACTCTGGAAGCCGCTCGTATCGCAGCAATGACAGACCAAGCTAACGCCAGTCAGGACTTGGCCGAGGCAAAGGCAATCATGGACCTTACGAAACAAGATAAGAGGGAGTGATCGTGGCAAAAACCGTCTTTGACGTGCTGGAAGAAAAACTTCTCTTGGCTCAGCGAGACCAAGAAGCGTTTGTAATGTCTGGAGGGGCAAAAACCTTCGAGGCATACAGAGAAGCGTGCGGGATGATTCGAGGTCTAACCCGTGCTAGACAGGAAGTACAAGACCTTGCGAAAAACTTTATGGAACAAGAAGATGACTGAAAAAACCGCAGCGATGAAAGAGTTGGAACTGCAGCGACGCAAGAAGATAGAGCAAGAGGAGAAAGAAAAAGCCGCCCTTGAGGCAGCGATCCCCAAACCCACCGGGTACCACGTTCTCATTGCACTACCGAACGTCGAAGAGACTTTCGGCGAGTCGATGCTGTTGAAAGCGGAAAAGACGGTGCGCGAGGAGTACATCCTTTCTACCATCGGGCTGGTTCTCGACATGGGGGACCAAGCCTACAAAGACAAAGAGCGGTTCTCTGAAGGCCCGTGGTGTAAGCCGGGGGACTACGTGATGTTCCGAGCCAATACGGGGACGAGGTTCAAGATTGGTACGCAGGAGTACCGGTTGATGAACGACGACTCCATCCAAGCAATTGTGCCAAACCCGAGAGCCATCTCTCGTGCATGAGGAATAAACTATGGCGATGCAACAAGTTGAGTTTGAGTTTCCGGACCCCGACAAGAAAGCCGCGGCGGTTGTGGAGGTAGAGCAAGAGGAAGAAGACCTGCGGATCGAGGTAGAAGATGCCGTCGGTAGAGAAACCATTGGCAAGAAGAAAAAGACGCTGAAGGTGGATGATGTCGAGATCGAAGTTGTTGACGACACGCCGCCGGCTGATCGAAACAAAAAACCCTCCACTCCGCCGGATGAAGTAACCGACGAAGAGCTGGAAAACTACTCCGACAAGGTCAAGAAGCGCCTGCAGCACTTCACCAAGGGCTACCACGACGAGCGCCGGGCCAAAGAACAGGCTCTGCGTGAGCGCGAAGAACTTGAGCGGTACGCCAAAACTCTTATTGAAGAGAACCAGAAGCTCAAAGGTTCAGTGGATAAGGGCCACAACGCGCTGTTGGAGTCCGCCAAAAAGCAGGTTCAGATCGAGCTGCAGGCCGCCAAGCAGAAGTACAAGGAAGCGTACGAGGCGGGTGATACGGACGCCATCATCGCGGCACAAGAGGGTTTGAACAACGCGCAGATTCGCTTGGACAAGGTGAATAACCTGAAACCACGAGCGGATCAACAGGATACGGAGACTTTACAATCCCAACCTGTTAATGTACAACAGCAAAAAGCACCTACTCAGCCCGCCCAACCTCCGCGGGATTTGAAGGCAGAGGCTTGGAGAAACGACAATCCGTGGTTTGGCAGTGACGACGAGATGACTGCGGCGGCACTTGGCTACCATAGCAAACTGGTTAAAGAGGGTGTAAACCCTCAGTCAGACGAATACTACGAGAAAGTAAATTCTCGTATGCGACAGTTGTTCCCAGAGAACTTCGATGAAGATGTTGATGATGCACCGGAGCCCAAGAAAGTAAAGAAAGCGTCAACTGTGGTGGCACCCGCTACGCGGAGCACTGGCCCTATCAAGGTCAAATTAAGCGAAACACAGATTGCGCTTGCTAAACGAATGGGAGTATCCCTTGCAGACTACGCCAAACAGGTTGCGCTATTGAGGAGATCATAATGGCCGATAACAGACTAGACCGAGAACTGGAAAAACGCGAGCGCACCCCGCGCAAGCAAGCATGGCGCCGCCCAGAAGTGCTACCCACTCCGAATCCGGAGCCCGGGTATTCGTTTCATTGGGTCCGCGTAAGTACCAGAGGCCAAGCTGATGCGATCAATGTATCTTCTAAGCTACGTGAAGGTTGGGAACCCGTGCGCGCAGTAGACCACCCTGAGATTTTCCTGAGCAGCATCGAAAACGAGCGGTTCAAGGACAATATCGTGATTGGTGGCTTGCTGCTGTGTAAAGCGCCCACTGAGCTGGTCAAGGAGCGTAATGACTATTACGCCCACCAGAACCGCTCACAGATGGTCGCCGTGGACAACAACCTTATGCGAGAAAACGACCCGAGGATGCCTCTCTTCAACGAGAGAAAGACCACGGTTACTTTTGGTAAAGGTTAATTTAGGAGTTAATCATGGCTACAACTGCCGCACCGTACGGGCTTCGTCCCGTTAAGCGCGTAGATGGGATGCCCTACGCAGGGGCCTACTCTACGTTCCTGATTGACCCGGCTGGCTACAACACCAACATCTTCTACGGAAGCGTGGTGTACATCAATGCCAACGGGTACGTCAACATTGTCACCGGTACCGGTGCTGATGCAACTACCAACGACTGGCCGACTGGTTCCACTAGCGCGACAGGTGCTCTCGGCGTATTCGTCGGCTGCAGCTACATCAACGCTCAGGGCCAGCTGATTTTCAGCCAGTACTACCCCTCCGGCACCACCGGTGTGGTACAAGCGTTTGTCGTGGATGACCCCATGGTTCTGTTCGCAGCCCAGCTCGATGGTACTGCTACACAGGCCGCCATTGGCGCCAACACGTTCTTCGCTGCAGCACAAAGCACTTCTACCGGCAGCACTCGTACAGGCAACTCAACCAGTGCGCTTGACGCAACGGTTGTCACTGTGCCCGCTGCGCTGCGTATTGTAGCCTTCGTGTCCCCCGTGTCAGATGCGTTCCCGGACGTTCTGGTTAAAATCAACCCCGGTTTCCACAGCATGTCTGTGAACACTGGCATTTAAGGAGTAGGCGAACATGGCTATTTCACGCGCCCAGCTACTGAAAGAACTCCTGCCGGGGCTTAACGCTCTGTTTGGCATGGAATACGCTCGCTACGGCGAGGAGCACGCGGAGATTTTCGAGACCGAAAGCTCTGAGCGTTCCTTTGAAGAAGAAACCAAGCTGTCTGGCTTTGGTGCCGCCCCGGTTAAAAACGAAGGCGCTGCCATTGCGTACGACAACGCACAAGAAGCGTTCACCGCACGCTACACTCACGAAACCATTGCAATGGGCTTCTCCATCACTGAAGAAGCTGTGGAAGACAACCTGTATGACAGTCTGTCTACCCGCTATACCAAAGCACTGGCTCGTGCCATGGCGTACACCAAGCAGGTCAAGGCCGCTGCCGTTCTGAACAATGCGTTCTCCGGCTCTGGTGTGACCTACGGTGACGGTAAAACTCTGTGCGCCACTGACCACCCGCTGGTCTCCGGCGGCACCAACAGCAACACTCCGGCAACTCCTGCTGACCTGAACGAGACTTCTCTTGAAGCCGCCATCATTCAGATCGCCGCATGGACTGACGAACGTGGCCTGCTGATTGCCGCTAAGGCCCGTAAGCTGGTTGTGCCTCCGTCGCTGCAGTTCGTAGCAACTCGTTTGCTCGAAACTGAACTGCGCCCGGCAACCGCGGACAACGACATCAACGCTATGCGCTCCATGGGTAGTATCCCCGGCGGTTACACCGTCAACAACTACCTGACGGACAACAACGCATGGTTCCTGATGACTGACGTTCCGAACGGCCTGAAGCACTTCGTCCGCACCCCGATGCAGACATCCATGGACGCCGA